AAATTAGCACCTGTTAGTGTACCGGCCATAATTTCACCTCGTTAATTATTCAGTTTTTGTATCTCCCACTTCTACATACGCCTCATTGACATCTGGAGTACTAGGATCATCGGCGACATAATGGCCGTCTTTATTCCTCGCTCTAGTTTTTTTCTTGGCGGCAGTTTTCTTAGCAGGTTTTTTAGGTGCAGGTTTAGGGGCTTCCCTAACTTCTACAGCGCCTTGCTGTAAAGCTTGATAGCCCATATCATCACCTACTTCCCGTTCTTCACCACCTTTCAAAAAGATAGATGCCCCCCAAGTTGTAGAAATATGGAGATCTGTTTCTGATTTAATTTTCACTTTTTTCTCCTAAAAAAGATTCTTTAAAAAAGTAGGTAGCCCCGAAAGGCTACCCACCACCCAGGTTTTAGTAAGCAACATCTAACCTTATAACACCAAAGTCTTCATTCTGACTTGATACATCAGAATAATAAACTGGTTTCTTAAAGCCAAATATCTTACCAATAGAGATACCATTTTGGTTTCCGTAGTCGAAAGTATCTTCGACAATTTCTGGAAGCCCGATATCAGCCATCGCAAGTCCTTGCGCTCCAACAAATAAGCAACCAGCGCCATCAATATCAGCGCCTGCCCCCCATTTGTATCCATTAGAACCGGCGTTACCGGAAGCTCCTGAAGTCGCGCCACTTGTGTTAAACACGTGCCTGAACTCATGAACCATAATGCCATCAACCATTAAGCTTGAAGAACCTGAGAACAATTCATTGTTCGGTCCTCTTACTCCAGCATTTCTGACGTTAGCCAGGAAGTCTGAATCAAGTTTAAGGTCTGCCATAACTTGAGGTGACACAAATAAATGATATACCTCTTCGTTTCCTGCGCCTCTTAAGCCTCTGATATAACTATCTTTGGCATAAGCTTTCAGCTGAACGATAGCTTTATAATTTAAGGTATCAGCTGCTACTACTGCAGTAACGTCTCCTGTTGTTATAGTGCTAGTTCCAGCATCCCACCTTCTATGTCTATTAGAAGTAGGAGCAGATACGTCACTAGAGAATACAAGATCACTAAGATTTTGCCCTGAACCCAGGGTATTTCTTAATGCGCCATTATTCTTAATGCCGTATGAAACACCAGTCATCGTTAAAAACGCTAACTGGTCGATACGATCTGCCATTGCATATGCAAGTGCGTCTCTTGAATGCTCACGAAAGTTGACAACTGACTTCTGATCAGCAAGACGACCCGCGAGTCGGTTTGCAAATCTGAGTTGGTCGAGTTGAACAACAATGTCGTACGCCCTTAATGCTTCTTCATTACCTTCAAGCGTGTTGTCTCCAACGATACCATCTCCAGTCATATCGGCTAAAAGAGTTATTACAGCTCTTGCGCCTTTTTCAGACTGGGTAAGTTCAGATATTCTCTGAACCATAGCGTTAGGTCCACTACCCGCAAATTGGTTAATGAAGGACATATTTCGGGCAACACGCCAAAAATCACGTGACCAGATAGTAAGCTGTTCGCTGGTCAGTGCACTAAAATTAGTATTAGCCATTTATGTACTCCAATTTAAGTTAATAATACTTAACCGTCTTTTGGGGCGATATTTACCCGTATACCCTTTATCGTTGGGGCTACGACTTCGTGTGTTTTACGAGAACGACCTCGGTTATATTAACGCCATAACAGGCGATTACGTTTTTTTACTGAAACGACTCAGGTTAGATATCGTTCTAACAAACGAAACTTATATAACATCCTATCATAACTTTACCCAAAGTCACCGCGCATTCGTTTTAAAGTCTCTTCAGGCAAGGCACCAAACTCCTCATCAGATAGCACATTTAAATCTGTAACTTTCTCTCCCCGCTTAGCCGTACCTTCTCCCTGGAGCTTTGGGGGCTGTGATTTTGAAGCTTCTAATTTCTTTTTAACGGTTGTTTTTTGCCTTTTTTGTATAACCTTTTTATTTTGTTTGGTAGTAAAGTCTTCTATACCATTAAGCAGTTCTGGGTGTTTTGCTGCTAATGTATATTCAGTCGCTCTCGCTAAAGAATCTGCTGGCTCATATCCCTGGACAATAAACGCGTCTCTTAACTCCAGAACTTCAGTAGTTATCTCTTTATCAAAATCTTCGTGGTTTTCATTAAGTATAGAAAAAGTCGCTTCTATTTCTTTAGCTTTTTCCTGGAGCTCTTGAGCTGCTTGAGACTGTTGTACGGTTTGACCCATCTGCTGCTGTACCTCAAACATCATCTGTTCTTTTTCCGCTGCACGCATTTCGGTACGAAGGGCAACCGCGCTGGTAGAATCTCCGTCTAGTATTAGCTGCTGATACTCTTGCTCTTTAACATCAAAATCGTATTGCGGAGCTTCGGCTTGAACCTCTGCTTCTTTTTGCTGTATATCATCGAGCTGTTTTTGCATCTTTTTATTTTTTGCTAAAACTTCATCTAGTCTGGACTTAGGCACCATAGGTGATTTTGGGGGCTCTATAGGTTTTTCGGGTTCCTCCTCAGTCTCTACAAGCTCATCAACTATTTCTTCGGCGGCTTCTTGTTCTGCATCGGGTGTTTCTTCCTCTGCTGTAACTTCGTCCTCGCTATCTTGTTCTTCTTCCTCAACTTCGTCCGTAGTCTCTTCTTCTACTTCAATTACTTCTTCCTCCGCAGGAAATTCTACTTCCTCTTCTTCGGATTCTTCCGCGTCTTCTGTAGGCGTTTCGCCCCCAAAATTAAGGTCCACTTGAAAAGGTTCTACATCCTCTGTGGTTTTTTGGTCTGCTCCAGGCATACCATCCATCACTATATCTAGATCCTCTGTATTTTTATCTTCAGCCATTATTACCTCCTGTAGGTTTCATTGCAGCAATAGCAATTTTTGATGCTGCTTGGGTTTCACTCTGACCCGTTCTAACCTGATTAGTCATCTCCGATAACCTCTCACGTAGGGCCAATTCTTCTCTCTTAACTTGAATCTTGCTTTGCATATCAGCAATCTTAAGTTGAGGGTCAATTTCTGCAGTCTCTTGCGCTTTAGCTTGGTTAAGCATAGCCATAGACTGCAGATTTTGAACTTCTGCTTCCAGTTTAGCAATTTCAAGTTGAGTTTGTCGAATTTGAGACTCCGCTTGAAACTGCATAAGTTGTGATTCTTGTTCTGTAGGAGGTTCTGTTCCTTGTTGGGCACGTATTCTTTGTGCAATTTCACCTTTACGTTGTAAATGTGAATACTCAACAATAAGATCGTCTGGTATAGGAACTCCCACTTGACGAAGTGCAACTGCTTCTGCAAATTGAATCTCTTCAAAGTTATCTCTTGCAGGAGCAGTACCAATAACTACATCATATTCTCCCAAAGTAAGATCATTAATAATTAAACCTTCAGTCGTAATCTCATTAATCTTCATAGGTTGACGACGTTTTAAAGGATCTGTTTCATCAGTAATCTGAATAAGACGTTCTTCTGTGTAATAGGCTTGTACTAAGTTTAATACTTTTTCAGCTAGATACTGTCGGGTCTTAGTAAGATTATCTAGGGGAACTTGAATCATCATAGCCCCGCGATTCTGTTTCGCTTGAATCGCTACCCCAGAAACTTCTGGGCTGTCTGTACCTAACATGGCATCACTAATACCACTAATAGCTTTAATATTTAGCGCTGCTTTTTGAGCAATACGGTCTAAACCCGTAGGGATCTGGTTTGGCGGAATCTTGGCAGGAGGGTTAGAGCCTCTATTAAACTCTAATACTAAACCTGTTTCTGCTCCGTGTTCTTCTAGGTCGTCGGCATTCATACCATTCAACGAGCCAGTTTCTACAATCCAACCACTATTAGCTGTGGTGTTTACAATATGTAATTCTTGAGAGCTTATTTTATTAAGCTGTTCCTGGGGGGATAATAAATTGCGTACCATTCCGAAAGGTCGACCCCTTCTCCAGTAAGGAAAATAAGGGACTAAAGTAAAAGAATCATAGGGGGACCATTCATCATGCAGTACAACAAGATCCGCGGTTGTTGTCCAACGTACTTTTTTAACGGGTTTAGTAAGAATTTCTAACCCAAACTGGTCTGCAAACTTTTCACGTTTGCCTTTACTCCAGTTGTAAGGAATTTCGCGCATGTCCCCTGTGACAGAATCTACATAAAACATACACTCTTTTAGCCGATAATGCTGGCGTTCTATTACACGTATTGAACGCAGGGTCCTGTTTTCTTCGGGGTTTGCCGTGTTGCCCTGGTTATATTCGACACTGGCAGACGTGTTTCCATACCTATTTTCTTCGTACTCTATAGAATCCGTACCTAAGACAGAGCCTTGTTCAACTGTAATGCGTAATTTATCTGCTTTTGCTTGTCCGTACTGTTCTTCTATCTCGTCAAGGGTCATCCACCGTGTTTCAAAGATCTCGTTCCACGTTCTCGGATCATATTCTTTAGCATCTGGGTCAATAAGTATATCCAGGGGATCTTTAGGGATGACTCTAACTTCCCCCTGGATATGATCATCGAAATCTATGCGTACATCGAACCAGCCGCGGTCTTGTATAAGACCATCAGAAAATACTTGTGATTCGATCCAGTCCATTTTGTTATTGTCTGCAATCTGCATAAACAATTTAGTAAGGACATCGGCTATTTCTTGTTGCCCTCTGCCACGGGGTTTAAAAGATACGTCCATTCTTCGAGTTGTTTGTTCTCCAAGAACGGCATTAATAGTAGGTAATATAGTATTGATTGTAAGAGCGGGGCGACCTTGATCGTCCAACGCAGCCATGTCAGCTGCATCCCATTGGTGCCCACGATAAAAAGCATCGCACTGTTGGGCAATATTCACATAATCTTCGTGCCCATTATCTCTGGCGCGTACATATTGAGCCCACTGCTCTTTTGCCAGTTCGTGTTGCTCTGCTTTAGAGAGCTTCTTGTCTGCCTTCTTTTTATATACCATTATGCGTTCATCGCTGTTTTCTTATTGTCACCTTTAGCTACACTGTCTAACTTATCTCTCCAAGAAGGAATATGTTTATTAGGTTCAAAATACGTGGCGAACTCCGTCATCATCAACCCGATCCACGCTAAAGCATCCACTTGGTCATCATGTACGCCATTTGGAAACCGCAATAGCTCTGCAACTAGTGGACCAACCCAAATAGGGTCCCTTGGAAAGTATACCATGCCCTGTTGCATTCTACCTTGAATTGCTCTTGCTCTTGCTTCTTTATCTCTTCGCCCCGTTTTTAAATCACGAAAATATGCCTCATGTAGTTTACGTTCTCTAACTCTTTTTTCTAAGAATGGCCCTAAAGCCATTTCTATATGACTCTTCTCTATACCTACAACGCCAGGCCTCCAGGTTTCGTACAAGTCCAAAATTTGTTCTACAAGCTCGAACCCGTCCCAACGTCCGCGTACACAATCTACTATATAGAGTTTATCGTACTCGTCTACACCTACAACTAAACCTACAGAATAATCATTACGTTCTCTTTGTCCTATAGCCAAGTCCCACGCGCAATAATATTTAAGTTCATGATAATCTACATCGGCCTCATCATAGTAATTAATCATGTCCCTATTAAAATAATCACCTTCATCGGCAACTGGATTTTGTTGATACAAAGCCGACCAGTCCCTTGGTCCTATTGCTCTTCTAATTTTACCTAAAGAAGAAGCGCCGTACCGGTCTGGGTGTAATGCTTCTCCTTCTTTTCTAAATTCTTCGTCGTGTTCCGCAATTGCAGGGTATTTAACTACCTCCCATTCATCAGCACCGTCAGCCGCCGCTTGTAATAATCTCCCCGCCAAATCATCATCGTGCCATCTCGTTAAAATAATAAGTATTCCGCCACCAGGCGCTAAACGTGTATATGCCGTTGAGGTATACCAATCCCATACTGCTTCTCTGTTATATTCCGATTCGGCGTCTTCTCTGTTTTTTACTGGATCGTCGATCACCAATACATGAGCACCTTTACCTGTAATACCACCACCCACGCCAGCAGCAACATAACCCCCACCTTTAGTCGTTAACCAAGACTCAACGGACTGGGATGTTGGGTCTAGAATCGCGCCATTAAATACATTTTTATAATTAGGCTCTCTTAACTGGTGCCTAACTTTTCTAGAGAACGACATAGCTAGGGATCCTGAATAAGAACAACTAATAAACTCGTGTTCTGGGTTTCTCCCTAAATGCCAGGCGGGGAACGCAACACTAGCCAAGGTCGATTTCCCATGCCGAGGGGGCATAAACAACATAAGCCTGGGCGATTTTCTATCGAATACGTCGTTACTAAACTTCTCAAGTCGTTGACAGATGTCCTTATGCACCCATCCTGCTTGGTAATTAGGGTCAAACCGTTCTACGAATGGAAGCATGCGTTTACGTGCAAGTGCCCGAAGTGCGAGTTCTCTATGAGCAGCGGCTTCTTGGGAAAGCTTCTTCTGCTCTTCGTCCGTCGGCGGTTTAGTTTGGGGAGGAGCTAAACGCTCAGCTTCTTCTGCTTTACAATAAACGCACACTCCATCCTCAGAAGGAAACAAAGTGTCGGGGTGCAACGCCCTACATACGTTACACTCTATTTTTTTAATCTGCACCTTTTGGTGTCTTTTTGGGGGGTTTCTGAGATTTAAGTGTAAACATGCCTTGCTGGTCTTGTTTTAAATCTGCTCGATACGTTTTTCTTTTAGCGGCTCTGGCTTGAGCCTGCTGATGGTACTTAGTCATCTTTACCCCCCTTTGGTATTAAATACTGGTTATCGACTCCTGCTATTTTTAAAAGCTCGGAGTCAGGCAACTTTTCAAGCTGTTCTGTAAAAGCTACATTAATATTTACTTGTGTAGCATTCTCAGGGATAAATAGACCGTGGAGCTTGCATAAAGAATCTACAACATTTTTCTCTTCGGTAGAGGTTACAGACTTTCTATG